TTCTTACCTAGATTTTATTGATCCAATACAAGGAAAGATTGCAGGACCTGCAGAAAAGAATATTACTTATAAAACACCTTATGATCCTGCATCGTATAATGTCGGTGATGCTGCTGATACAGTATTTTGGTCAGATGACCATGTTGGAAAAATTTGGTGGGATATATCTAAATGTAAATTTACATATCCATATCAAAAGTCTATACAATACCAAAAAGATAATTGGAATGAATTACAGCCTGACGCATCAGTAGATGTTTATGAATGGGTAGAATCTGTTTATTTGCCTAGCACATGGGACGAATTATCAAATTTACCAGAAGGTTCGACACTCGGCATTTCTGGAACAACATTATACGGCGATACACAGTTTAGTAAACGCTTTATATACGACAATGACAGTCAGACATTTAGTGAAATTTACTACTACTGGGTGCGCAATAAAAATAGTGTTCCTAAAACAGATACTAACAGAACAATTTCCGCTTTAGATATTGCAAGATTAATTGCAACACCGAGAGAGCAGGGATATAGATTTATAAGTTTCTTAAGTTCTAATGGTATATCTTTAAATAATTGCGATAGTTTAATTACAAATGATGATATAGTTTTAAATATTAGGTATCACATACAGGATAATCGTAATCAAAATGAACATGATGTTTATCAAATTCTTTCAGATGGTTTAAAAAATAGTGCACCGCATCCAATTATCGAAACAAAATGGTTTGATAGTCTAATTGGTTTTGATAAATCAGATAGGACTATACCCGATCCTGCACTATTAGAGAAAAACAGATACGGTATACAAAATAATCCACGTCAAGGCATGTTTAAAAATAGAGTAGAGGCTTTAAAAAATCTTGTTGATAGGGTTAATATAGTTCTAGAAAACAATAATATAGTTGACAATATTGATATGCAACGTTTAAATTTAGTTGACGAATTACCTACTATTAATTCTGGATTATTTGATGTTACATTTAATAATGAAACTGAACTTACTTCTATTAACTCGAAAATAAAAACACCAATTTTAAAACCAGTTATAACCAACGGTAAAATAACTAACGTACAGATATTAGATCCTGGTAGAGGATATAAAGTGCCTCCTACTTATACAATAAACGGCATAGGACAAGATGCTAATTTTGAAATAGAAATTAATAATCTAGGACAAATAACCCGTGTAAATCTTACTAACAATGGATCAAACTATGATAATAATACTAGTATTACAGTAAGAGCATATAGCGCTCTTGTTATAACTGATAATACACTATCTGATAATTCTTGGGCTATTTATAGATATAATTCTACTGAAGAAACATGGCAAAAAACAAGAGTACAAAGTTATTCTGTTCCGAGATATTGGCAGTATATTGATTGGTATGCAGCTGGATATAATGCATTATCAAAGGTTGACCATTACATAAAGGGCACATATCAAATAGAAGGAACTAATGCAAAATTAGGTCAAATTATAAAAGTTGAAAATGTAGGCACAGGGGGCTGGTTATTGCTTAAAAGAAAGTCTACAACAGATAATGAAGATTTTACACAAGTTTACGATACTATTGGCAGACAGAATGGTACAATTAAACTTTTACCTTCGCTTTATGGCGTAAATTCTAGCACAGGATTTGATAATAGAAGTTTTGATAATTTTAGTTTTGATAAAGATCCTAGAATTGAATTAAGAATAATATTAGAAGCAATTAGAGACGATATATTTGTCGGAAACTTGCAAAATGAATATAACCAGTTGTTTATTTCGTCATTAAGATATATCTTGAACGAACAGCGTTCGGTGGACTGGTTCTTTAAAACAAGTTTTGTTAAAGTAAAGCATCATGCAAGTACATTAGAACAAGATATAACATTTAATGTTGATAATTTGGATAATTATAAGTCTTATATAGAAGAAGTAAAACCTTTTAAAACTGTATTAAGAGAATTTATTAGTAATCATACAAAAACAGAAGAAACAAATACTTCCGTTACTGATTTTGATTTACCTACTTACTATGATGATATAAAAGAAAAGATAGTTCCTAATAATGTTAAAATTACAAACGGAGAAATAGTAACAACCGATGATAATATTACAGAATATCCAAGACGTAATTGGTTAGATAATGTTGGCTTTGAAATTACCGATATTAAAATTACAAATAGCGGCACAGAATATACAACAAAGCCAGCAGTCGAAGTTATCGGCGGCGGCGGCAGCGGCGCAGTAATAGAAGCATTTATTGGGTACGGGAATATTACCGGATTAAAAATTGTATATCCAGGTGAAGGCTATACATCAATACCAACTATTCAAATAGCACCTCCTCCTAATTCAGAAGGAGTTCAAGCAACAGCTTACCCTGTCTTAGGTAGAAGTAAACCTAGAACAATTAGATCTACAATTAAATTTGATAGAAATTGGCCAGTACTAACCCAATCTGTAAATACATTAGAGCACACACAATCGTTTACCGGAACAGGAACACAAACAGTGTTTGATTTAGAATGGCCGATGCAAGTTTTAAATAGTACTTATGTAGTATACATTAACAATACCGAGGTATTATCAGGACAATATTCAGTAACTAATATTCAAGATATGTCCAAAGGTTATACAAGATATAAAGGTCGAGTTGTATTAAGTACACCGGCTGGTGTAGGCGATACTGTTACTATTGTCTATAACAAAAGTTTAGAAATATTAAATGCTATTGATAGAATTAAGTTTGCGTATAATCCAAATGATAATATGATTAGTAAAGATGCAGCACAATTAATGGATGGTATTGATTATGCTGGTGTACAAATTGATACTTTAGATTTTGTAACAGCACGTGGCTGGGGCAACGGCGAATGGACTGATTTTGACTATGATACTGATGAAGAATTAGAAGATCTAATTGTAGAACTTGACGGTTCTAGTACAAGTATAATATTACCTAGAGCACTAGAATTAGATGTGTCATATAACATTTACAGGATTGGTATAGATTCTAATGATAATATCTTTAGTAACATTAGACACGATGACGAAAACTTTGGTACTGCCCAACAATCTAATCTAAACGCAACTTGTCAAACATTAGTCGGCGACGGTGAAACACAGGTAATTAATCTAAATGACTTAGGAATAATGACTGCAATTAGAGAAGGAGAATCATATGTAAAGATTGTTGTAAGAAAAGTTACAAGCGATGGTAGTATTTTACCTTACGGTGCAACTTATGATACTGATATTAGTGGTGGTGATTTAAACTATTTAAATGCAAGTGGACAAAGACCTGAAGACATTATAATTGATGGTGATAACTTTGTTACTCCTGAAAGTGCAAAAAGTGTTGAAGAACTAGTTCCAGGACAAGTGCAAGATACACTCGATATGCAAGTTACTACTAAAGGAGAAGATAGTGCAGTATATAGTTATAGAATCTTTAAAGACATAACAAATAATACAACTTATAAGCGTATTGATAGCCCAACAACTAAACTTTCAAAAGAACTTACGCAGTATGATTTACAAATTGAAGTTAAAGATGCAACTAACTTACCAGAACCAGATAGAGAATTAAATTTACCTGGGGTGCTTTGGATAGGTAAGGAGCGTATTGAATACCTAGTTAAGGATGAAAATAGACTTAGACTAATACGTCGAGGAACGCTTGGTACAGGAGTGCGTGATGTACATCCACTAGGTACACCAGTGTATGATCAAAGTAGAACAAAAAATATTACATATGAAGATGTAACGCAAACACAAACAGTTGATAGTGCAGATGTATCTTCAGTTGCAAGTACATTTGAATTAGGGTTTATACCTAATTCTGTCGATGAGTTTGAAATCTTTATTAATGGTATTAGACTAACTGGTAAAACGTCTAAATTATATAATCCTAATATAGCACAAGACTCGCCTGAAGGTGATGAAGATGTAGCAGCAGATTTTACATTATCGTATGTAATTGAAAACGACACACCAGTACAAGCAATAATTGATATTACTAATTCGTCATTGCTAGAGTTTGCTACTAGAAACATTGTAGTAACTAGGAAAAAAGGCTCAATGTGGAACGTAATAGGCGAATCAATAACTGAAACAGAAACAAGTATCGGGTTCTTTCTGAGATCCGGAAACTAATAAATACATTGTATAGGAAGACAACATGAACAGTATAACAGATTTAAACGGAATAGCAGTACAGGGCCATATTAAGATATACGATCCTAGCAATGGCGAAGTTTTTGTACAAAAGCGTAATGCAATACACTACGAAAATATGAGTGTTGCTCTTGCAGAAAGTATGGCAAACTTGGGTAAAGGATTTATATACGAAATGAGCTTCGGCAACGGCGGCACAAGTGTTGATCCAACAGGTATTATTACATATCTAACACCAAACAGTACAGGCGCAAATGCAAGTCTTTATAATCAAACATATTCAAAAGTTGTAGTTGACGACGGACTGCTTAATAATAATCCAGAAAGCAATTATTTAGAAATTAGACACGTTACAGGAACAAATTATACAGACATACTTGTAAGTTGTTTACTAGACTATTCAGAGCCTGTTGCACAGGAAGCATTTGATAATGCTACTAATTTGTCTAGTGATTATATATTTGATGAATTAGGGTTGCGTAGTAAATCAAGTGATCCAAATGAATCAGGTAAACTGATTACACATGTTATTTTTCACCCTGTACAAAAATCATTAAACAGACTAATACAAATTGACTATACAGTGAGAATACAGAGTTTGTCAGGAGGTAATGCATAATGCCTTATATAGTTAGATTTACAGACTTTGTAAATAAGGGATCTATTGAAATCAGTGACGGAGAAATTAACTTAATCGATACTAGTTTAAAATTTCCAGGTAAAGGTGCAATTGGTTATGGCCAAGCAATTGCTGATAATTTTCTACATTTACTAGAAAACTTTGCAGGTGCATCTGAACCTAGTAACCCTGTTGAAGGACAATTATGGTATGATACTTCAGCCGGCATTGATCAATTAAAAATATATGATAGTGCTCAATGGCGCACGGCAAGTGGATTTGTAAAAGCAGCTTCACAGCCATTATCTAATCAGTCGTCACCGGGCGACTTATGGGTTGATACAGTTAACCAACAATTATATATCTTTTCAGGAAATACTTGGTTGTTAATTGGACCTGAAGCAGGAACAGGACTACTTACAGGCGGCAGAGCACAAACTGTTTTAGACATTGATAATCTAAGCAAAAGTATATTCATTATGTATATACAGGATATACCATATGCTATTGTAAGTGCAGAAGAATTTACACCTAAAACTGCTATCAGTGGGTTTGGTACTCTTAAGAAAGGTTTTAATTTACGTAATGAAGGTAGTATAGATAATCCTATAAAATTTATTGGTGTAGCTGAAAGTGCTAAAGGACTAATAGTTGTTGAAAGTAGCGGCGCAGTTGAAGTTGCTGCTGAAAAATTTATAAGAACTGATTCTCGTGCAATTTTAAACGAACAACTTACAATCAATAATAACTCTGGATTTAAACTTGGAACAGATAGCCAATTCCAGATAGGTGTAAATGGTACGTCAGTTGAATTAAAAAACAATAACCAAATATCTTCAATCGATTTAATACTTAAAGATGTAGATCAATCTTTTAATACTGTTTTAAGAGTCAATAGTGAAGAAAGGGTAGGCATTAATAACCTTGCACCAAGTCAGGCACTTGATGTTATAGGTAATATTAAAGCAACAGTTGATACAACAGATCCTACTAACACAGGTAAAATAGAAGCTAGTAATACTGAAAATGCTATTAACTTTAGTTCAGGCTCTCTTGTAGTAAAAGGCGGCGCTGGGATTGCTCAAGATTTACATATCGGCGGCAGTATAAACATTGCAGGAAGCACTATAGTAAATGCCCATATATTGCCTGCACTAGAAATTAACTCTTACGATATAGGATCGTCAGATGCTCCTTTTAAGAGAATGTATGCAGAATCATTTTTAGGAAATGTTACTGGTAATGTTACTGGTAATGTTACTGGTAGATCAACTACTGCTGATAAATTAACTAATGCAACTACATTTAGAATGCAAGGCGATTTTACAAGTAATAGTTTTGAGTTTGACGGACAGTCAGGATCTGAAAAGGTATTTGAAGTTTCAATATCAAACGATATCGTTGCTAGTAAAACAAGACTTAGAGCTGATTTAATCAGTAACACAGACGAACTGTTAATTAACAAAACTACAGGAGCAGATTCAGGACTGTATAAAGTAAACAAAGTTGATTTATTGTCATCTGTGCCTATTACACCGGTCGGTAGTATTATGCCATATGCAGGTGTTACAGCGCCTGCAGGTTGGTTACTATGCACAGGGCAAGAAGTATTTAAAACTGACTACAACGAACTATGGCAAGTGATAGGACATAACTTTAAATCAGCAAGTTTAGTTAGCGATGGCGGAGATTTAAAATTCGGATTACCTGATTTAAGAGGTAGATTTCCTTTAGGTGTTGATAATATGGGCGGCCAAGCAGCAAACCGTGTTACTGGATCAGTTGCAAGTTTTACAAACGTTCAGCAAACATCAACAACGGGTACTGGTTCTGGCGCTGTATTCAGTGTACAACTTAATGCTGGAAATTATAATGTACAAGTTACTAATCCAGGTACTGGATATACAGTTGCAGAAAAAGTTACAATTTCTGGAGTTATATTCGGCGGCGCTACACCTACTCATGATCTAGTAATTACAATTAACTCATTAACTGTAGGTGGAATTGCTACATTTAGCTTTACAGGTATTGCATTTGAAGGCGGCGGCCCAGATACAATAGGTCAATCACAAGGAAATCAATCATATGCAATTAATACACAGAATTTACCAGACCATGATCATACTTTAGAAGGTGACGAATCTCAATTCTATGCTATCAGTCAGAAAGCACAGGATCCAGATAACCCGGGGCAGTTATTAACCGATCCAGACGGTATTCCTATATCTATAGAAGCAGGTGCCTCGGGTTATCAAGGAAAAACAACTACAGGAGGTATAGAAACAGGCGGTGCCTTAGGTTCACCACTTAATGTTATGAACCCCTACTTGGCATTAAATTATATTATATACGCAGGAACATCAACATGAGCTATCAATTAAATAAAACAAACGGTACAGTACTAGTAGACTTAATTGACGGAAAGATTGATACTACAAGTACAAACTTAACGCTTGTAGGTAGAGGGTATAGGGGCTACGGTGAAGTTTTTAATGAAAACTTTATCAAATTGCTTGAAAACTTTTCGAATACTGCTGCACCAAGCAATCCGTTGACAGGGCAGTTATGGTGGGATAGCGCAAACAACCAGTTAAAAATTTATACTGGTGTAGAATGGAAATCAACAGGCGAACCGTTTATTCAGTCAACACAGCCTATTGGATTAGCAGCTGGTGACTTTTGGTTTAACAATAGTGATGACCAGTTATACTTTTTTGATGGCGGCGGCGATCCATTATTAATTGGACCGAGTTTTACTAAAAACCAAGGTAAAACAGGTTTCTTCGTTGAAACTATTAAAAGTATTACAGAAGTTGAGATTACAATTGCAAAACTATACATCAATAACGAAGAAGTTGGTTTATTTAGTAACATAGAATTTACACCTGCTGTAGTGGCTAGAATTCCAGCACTTGTATCAGCAAGTAATCCTAATGGTATTATATTCAAAGGGTTTAACGTATACGATAAAGTAAATTTTAAGTTTATTGGTACTGCTGAAAGTACTTCAAACTTAGCAACAACTGACGGACAATTACTCAATGCTGATCAGTTTATTAGATCTGATATTGATAGTTTAACAACTGGTAGATTAGAAATAAGAAACACAAACGGTTTAATATTCTCAAATACTACTAACACGATTATGAGTATGCGTCCACAGGGTGCTAATTTCTTTATCGAAAATCCTATCTCAAATAGTGACCTTGCATTAAGAGTTGTGTCTGGGGCTAACTTAGGTAACTTAACTAACGCTGTATACATTGATGCTAGTGAAGGTAGAGTTGGTATAATGAATATTGATCGACTTCCGTTATATACGCTAGATGTTGAAGGTGATACACGAATAACAGGCAACTTAATTGTTGAAGGTGAGCAATTAAGCGTTGAAGTTACAACCTTGCAAGTTTTGGATAAATCGATAAAACTTGCTGTTACTGCTGACGGTACAGCACAAGACGATTTATTTGCAGACGGCGGTGGTATTATTGTTAGATCTACACAGGGCGATAAAACGTTCTTATGGGAATACGATTCAAACGCTTGGGAATCAAACAAAGATTTAAATTTAACAAGTGAATCGCTAAGTTATAGAATTAACGGTAGTATTAAATTAACAGAAAACAGTTTACAAAACATTAACTTTGCAGATGATTTAGTTAGACTAGGTACATTGGTGTATTTAGATGTAGATAACATTAACATAGACGGCAATACTGTTTTAGCAACAGGTAATTTAAATTTACAAGCTACAGGTAATATTACATTTACTACAGGCGGCCAGTTACAAATTAACCCTGTTGCTAGAATAAGTGGTATTGCTACACCACAGAATCCAGGTGATGCTGCTAACAAAGTATATGTCGATAATACAACATTAACACAGCCATTAGCTATGGCATTAGACGTTACAGGTATCGATACTAACTTAGCATATCTAGAAATTGTTGCTTCTTACTTAGCAGGACTGTTTCCAGTTGAATCTGTTAACGTTGGTAAAATAGCAAGAATACATACAACTAGTTATAGTAGTGTTACAATTAATATTGAAACAGCAAAGAATATTTCAACGGTTGCTGTTGACAAAAATGGTACAGAAAATCAACCAGTGGTTCGAGATATTGCGTTTAACAATATCGAATTCACAAATCCAAACAGACAACTTTTAACTTATGAAGTGCAGGCAAATACTGATCCTGTCACTAATATTACAACAATTGAATGGGTAAACATAGGTCTTGAAAGTTTATAAAGATACGATAAATAATAATAGCATTTAGGGGTACAGAATATGGCTTATCAAATTGATAGATTCGACAATTCACTGTTAACAACAGTAGAAGATGGAACTATAGATCAAACAACCAATATCAAATTTATTGGTAAAAACTACGCAGGGTACGGAGAGATCCAAAACGAGAACTTATTGTTCTTGTTAGAAAACTTTGCAGGCGGAAACGCACCAACTAGAGCAATTAGAGGGCAGTTATGGTACGATTCTACAAATAGTAAACTAAAATATTTTGTTGCTACTCCTGGCGCATTACCAGGTATTGGATATTGGAAATCAACAGGCGGTTCTGAGATCGCATCAAGTGCACCTAGTACACTTGTTAAAGGTGATTTTTGGTGGGACGAAGTAAACAATCAGTTATATGTGCATAACGGTACAGCAGGAGATAATCAATATACCCTAGTTGGTCCTCAGTCTGCTGGTTCAGGTATTACTAACATGGTAAGTGAACAAGTAATTGATACGTTAGGTGCTACAAAAACTATTATTAAAGCTGTAATTAATGATCAAACTTCGTATATTATAAGTAACGAAGAATTTACTTTAGGATCACTTAATCCTATTGCCGGCTTTGATAAAATTAAAAAAGGTACAACCCTAAAATATACTTTAGATTCAGACAACGGTGTTACAAATAGTACTAATGTAGCCGGAAATGATTATGTTTACCATGGTACTGCTTCTAATGCAGAAAAACTAGGTGGCGTTGCAGCAAGTGCATATGCACTAAGTGCCGCAGCTAACTTTTCTGCAACACTAACAGCACCTAGTGCAACTATAGATGGAATTTTTGGTCTATCTACACAAAGCGGTGCTGGTGTACTATCAAACAATAATGGTAGTAACAGTGAAATAATTTTTAAAACAACAAACGCTTCAGGTACACTAACTGATGTAGCAAAAATTACACACCCAGCAGTAGTTCCGGTATTAGACAATGTAACTGATTTAGGATCGCCTACATTACAATGGGCAGAAGTACATGCTGTAAACTTTAGAGGCGAATCTGATAAAGCAACTAATCTTAAAGTAAATGATCCTGCAGCAGGCGCACCTAGTCACCAAACAGCAACAGTCACTGCTGGCGGAAATACAATTGCCGCAAGAGATGCAAGCGGTGACATTACAGCAAATGTTTTTCATGGTACAGCAACACAAGCACAATTTGCTGACCTTGCAGAGAAATATACCACTGCTGAAGAATTACCAGCAGGCACAGCAGTTGCAGTATGTGGACATCCGGATCATGAAGTAGAGCCAGCAAGCGCAAGTTCATTCTGTATTGGTGTTGTATCAACAGATCCTGCGCTTATGATGAATTCAGAAGCAGAAGGGCAATATATTGGACTTAAAGGACGTTTACCAGTAAGAGTAAAAGGTCCAGTTTCAAAGGGTATGGCAGTGTATGCTTGGGCAGAAGGTGTATGTACAACTATTGCTTCAACGGCAATGGTAGGCATAGCACTAGAAACAAATAACGATGAGGGCGAAAAATTAGTAGAATGTGTTCTTAAGGTATAAAGGAAAGATAAATGGCCGTCGGAGATTTAATTACAGCATCAAGGTTTAACCTATTGCAAAACAGAATAGCAGCAGTTTTAGGAACTGGCGCTGGACAAACTGGATATGGACAAGGTGCTTCAGGTTATGGTGGTGCTATAAGTAGTGAAGAAGTAACAAACATCCCAGGCGGCAATATGCAAGTTAATGTTACTGCACAGTCTTTTAATAATTTATACAAAGACTTGATAAGAGCAAGATTACACCAAATTGGGTTATTAAGTTCTGAAATAACTGATCAAATAAAAAATCTTGAATTTGTAGCCGGAATTGATATTATAGGCGAAGAGTCAACTGGCACAGGAGCTGATGCTGAATTTAAAGGTATTGCTGATCTAGAAAGAATGATGGATAGAATCGAAACTGATAAATTCTTAGTTGATTCGACTCAGTCAGTAGTCGAATTGGGTACTTCTTCCACTAGAACTTCTCAATGGAATGGACAACTTATACATGAAGTAAAAGTTTCTTTTAATAATTCTGGTCATCGTAGACATTTTTTTAACTCAGGCGGTGAACTTAGAATAGAAACATCTAATTTAGGTTATGCAACCCCTAAAGGCAATGACTGGAGTGTTCTATTACAACGAGCAGGTATAGTTAAGTTTAACCATAGTGATACTAGTACAACTGACCAGGGAACACCTTCTGCAATCGGCAACTATGATTTAACAACTTCTTATCAATTAATTTATACTAAATTAAGCAATGGTGGAATATATCCTACATATAATCAAAATTTAATGGAAATATATGCAAAAGAAGTTTCTGATTCTGAAATACAATTTAAAATTGTATTTGATGATTTGGAAAGCGGCGCAGAAGATGATTTAATTGACGGAACTTTAAAGAGTAGTGTAAATCATTTAAGAGCAAAAAGTACTCTAACTGGTGATGATTTAATTGACTTTTATATCGAAGTTCCTGCACCAGTTTACCAAAACATAACAACACTGTAAAGTAAATAAACTATATATAATGATATAGTTTGACAGGAGTCCCAATGCCTACCTTTATTACAGCCACGCGATATAACAATCTACGTTCTCGAATATTATCAGTAATGGGAGATTCTTCTTCAGGTGCTAACGAAACATATGGCTACGGAAACAGTATTGATTCTACAACAGTAGCAGCAACATCTAGCGGTGATTTGATTAGTGAACAACAGTATTTAGATATTTATAGCGATATTGTAAGAGCAAGAGTACACCAGATTGGAACAACCGCTTTTGGGACAATTGAAAGTCCTTATGTAACTGGTGATTACCTTGCAAACACAACTAATACTGATAAAATTGAAGAAGCTCACATAATATATCTTGAAGGTTTAATGACTGATTGCGAAAATAATAGATTTGACCTACATACTAGTCAACGTTCTGAAACTTCATATTCGAGTAATAGCAGAACAACTCCATGGAATGGTGCTGTAAATCATGAATTCACACTAACATTTGCAGACGCTGCTGCACGTAGAGAATTTTTTAATGCAGGTAGTAGAGTGAAAATAGATTCTACACAAACAGGCGATAACTCTACAAAGGGTCAAGAATGGTCGGGTATAATCGGAACTGGACACGTTGAGTTTGGTTATACAAGCACTATACACAGCACAGGCTATGGTACTGCTTCGAGTATTGGTAACTATGATCTTACTAGTACTTACCAAACTATATGGCAAAAAACAGCATCAACGTATACAGGTAACATTTTTTATATTCAAGCAAAAGAAGATAACACTTCTAGAATTAGATTTAACGTAGTGTTTGACGATGTTAATACAGGCGGCGTTGATGGACAAGGTACTGATGTTGACGAAGACGTCCAGGGCACGTTAACAGTACAACCGTCTGTACTGAGAGCAAATGGTACAATGGTAATAGGGTCTAACACAGTCACCACTGTAAGTGTAGCAGCACCAACTTACAACTCTACAAGCAACCTGTAATAATAAGTATATTCATATTGACTTACTAAACAATCTGTGTTATACTTAACACTAACAGGAGGTAGTATGGACGAAAGATTAGAAAAAGCCCTTGACTTTAGCAAGTATATGGTTACGATCAATAATCAAAAACGTATTCTTCAAGAAAAGTTTAAAGAAAGTTTAATATATTTTACTGAAGGTTCTCAGTTTACTATTACACGAGAGTTAATTACATTTATAGATTTACTAGTAAAGCAAGGTGCAGATACTGACGTTGTTTTGACTGATGACAACGATCGTCCAGTAATGATACCAGACTTGTCTAAGTTTTTAGAAGATATTTTAGATATTTACTTTGAAGCTTCTAACGATTATCATAACAGTTATGTAGCATTGGGTAAAAAACGTTCGGTAGAAAAATTAATAGAAAATGACTAAAGGCGCATTACTATTTGCAAGAAATAACGGATCGCTTGATTATGTAAATCAAGCACAATTTTTAGCAAAACGTATACAGAAGTATTTAAATATTCCTACTAGTATAGTTACTGATTCTCCAGACTACTTAGTAGAAAGTTTTGACCGAGGAATATTTGATAAGATTATTCCTACAGCATGGGAAGTTGTCCAGAATAATAGATTTTACTTTGATGGTACTTTAACACACAAAAAACTTCCTTTTAAAAATGCAGGCAGAGCACAAGCATATGATCTATCTCCATACGATAGCACATTGTTATTAGATACAGATTATATTATTTCTAATGATTTATTTAAATCCTGTTTTGACAGTCAATATGATTTAATGATGTTTAAAAATGCAAAAGATTTATCAGGAACACGTAGTGAAGCAGAGTTTAAGTACATAAGTGAGTGTGGTGTTGATTTTTATTGGGCAACTGTAGTATATTTTACAAAGACTGAATCAAATAAAATATTCTTTGATCTAATTTCACACATACAAGATAATTGGCCTCATTACAG